TCATCCCGTCCACTGCGGCAATCTCAGAGCATTGACCAAGCAGTGGCTCGGTGCCATCTATGGCATGGGTTGGTTGATGCAGTATGCACAGTTGTTTGGCATCCCATGGCGGCACATTGAGACAGACGGCAGCGATGGTGCCATGACTGCTGCACAAGAACTGCTTGAAGGCATCGGATCATCTGGTGCTGCTGTCACCGGTCCCAACGTCAAGCTCAATGTGCTGGATGGTGTGAGTGGATCCGCAGCAACAATGCCACAGTCTCACTTGATGGACATCGCTGACAAAGCGTGTGACATTCTGATGCTCGGTCAGACACTCACCACAGATGTTGGTGCCAGCGGCAGCCGGGCATTGGGTGATGTCCATGCCTCGGTGAGATCCGACATCTTGCAATCAGTGGCAACATGGGTGAGTGGGATATACACAAACCAGTTGATCCCTGCCATCGTGCAACTCAACTTTGGCAAGGTGGCAAGTGAAGATCTGCCCTATGCCACACTGGAGATCCCAGTGCCGAAGGACCAGAAAGCAATCGCAGAGAGACTCAAGATCATCAGTGAGATTGGTCTGCCGGTCACACTGAAGTGGGCATATGAAGAAATGGGGATTCCAGAACCACAGGATGGTGACACACTACTCGGTGAGGCACCACCGCAGATGGATCTGCCAGATCCAATTTTGCCAGACCCAATCACACCGGCACCAGTGGATCCAGAAGATCCAGAGGATGATCTAGAAGATGAGCCAATATCTGAGCTGATACCAACACCAGAGATGGCACAGGCAGCACAGGCAGCACTCGAAGCCAGACGCATTGCACCAATCGGTCAGCGTGGCATGACTGCGGCTGGTCTGCAAAGGGCGCGTGACATCGCGGCTGGTGTCGAGTTGACACAGGCAGCCCGGAACAAGATGAAATCATTCTTCAGCACCGCAGAGTCTGGTGAGGTGGGATCCAAACAGTGGCAGACATACCAAGGATGGGGTGGTGCTGCTGGCAAAGAATGGAGCAACAAATGATGACAGAAGAACAACTGGCAGAGGTGTCAGCAAAATGGTTGGCACCCATCGATGAGGTGATTGCTGACCTCGTTGACAAATCACAACGAATGACCATTGGTGCATTCATGCGTGAGGTCGATGAGGTGGTCTTGAGGATCCCTGATCTGTGGGAGAGACTGGACATCACATCACTTGAAGAATCACTCAACGATGAGATGGTCAATGCATTTGTCAAACCATTGGAGAAGATCATGCCAAGCAAGGTGCAAGCAGCAAGATCTGATGTTGACCTAACACCGACAGCAGCAATGGCGAAGGCAGCACAAGATGCTTTGGATGTTCGCAAAACAAAACCACCATCAGAAAGAGGCATGACTGATGTGGGCATTGCCAGAGCAAGAGATCTTTCCAACAGGACACAACTCACACCAGACACAGTTGCCAGAATGGTGTCCTTTTTCGCACGGCATGAAGTTGATAAGGAGGGATCCACATGGAGTGAGAAGGGCAAAGGATGGCAAGCATGGCATGGGTGGGGAGGTGATGCCGGCAGATCTTGGGCAATTGCAAAAATGAAAGAACTAGAGAATCAATGAGCATCAAAACCACCATCACTGTCACCGGTCTGGACAAGGTCACATCATCGATGCTGAAGTTGCAAGACATAGGTGTCAGGAGAAGGGCAATCTACATGGGTTCACTCAATGCACTTGATGTGGTGAGAAAATACTATGGTGTTGGAGGCAGTGCCATGTGGAGTGGCACCGGTCCCACACAAGGTGCTGGACGTAAAAAGACACAGTGGTGGAGAAAGGTGGCATATAATTGGTCAATAAAAAATGCATCATCTGTTGGTGTGACACTGTCCAACATTGGCACTGATGGATTCTCACACAAGATCACCGGTGGCACGATCAGTGCAAAGCGTGCTAAGTTCTTGACCATCCCCATTGTGCCAGAAGCGCACGGTCTATCTGCCAAGACCTACAGCAAGACAATCAAACCATTGTTTCGTGTGAAGAATCTGTTGGTCCAAGAAGAGAAAGATGGCAAGATCAAACCCATCTTTGTCCTGAAGAAATCAGTCACGCAGAAGGCATGGAAGGGTGCATTGCCACCAGAAAAAACATATCTGGATGCATATGCTGCGGGTGTGCTGGAAACACTCATTGCAGAAGCTGAAAAATAAGACTAACGTGAATGTCAGTGTGGTGGTAAATTCCACACAAGTTGAGCGCAGAACACATCACAGCAGCATTTGGGAACGGCATTGATTCTTTGACGGAGTCAATCGTTTATTTGCCTGAAGGTGTGCATGAGATCCATGCAACAGTGAATGGAAAGCCACAGAAGCGCACGGTCACAGTTGACCAGCGTGTGTTGGCATCATTTGCTGAGGATCTCGCATCAAGACTTGCTCGCAATGTCAGACCCTTTGCAGGGTTTGATCATGCAGCCGGTGCCGCATCATTTCTTCCAAAAGAGTTCCGCTATGAACACGGCACCGGGCTGGTGCTGGATGTCGAGTGGACATCTGCTGGCAAGTCTGCCATCGAAGGCAAAGACTATTCTTATTTCTCGCCAAACTTCCTCCTGATCAATGGCATCCCTGCTGGTCTTGCCAAGCATGGCGAGATTGGATCACTTGTCAATGAACCGGCATTTGAGGCAATGGAGAAGATTGCCGCATCTCACAACATCAACACAGAAAAAAATATGGACATCGATTATTTGGTAGAACTGGGTTTAGTCCCAGAAGGACAGGATCCACTGACAGCAATGGACGTGGCGAAGGCAACACTTGCAACTCTACGTGAAGACACCGTCATGGCATCGCACGTTGAGACAATCCAAGCACAACTTGATGCAGCAGTTGCTGAGAAAGATGTTGCTTGTGGACAAGTCGAGGATCTCACCAAACAGGTTGATGATCTCAAGGTCCAAGCAGAAAAAGCAGATGATGAGAAGATCGAAGAGATCCTCACTGATGCAGTTGAAGCTGGACGCATCGCACCACAAGATGACAGCAGCAAATCATTCTGGAGAAAGTCAATCAAAGCAGACAAGTCTGCCGTTGACATTCTCAAAGCACTTCCTGCCAAGCCAATCAATGGCGAGGTGATTCTTGCTGGCAAAGCAAGTGCGGAAAACAAACAAACAACTCTCACAGGTATTGCTCGCGTAGAAGCAGCATTCAAAAACAATCAACAATAAAAAAATATGTCATTATCACTCCTTGATCTTGCAAAACTAAATGGGTCCGACCAAGTTGTTGGACTAATCGAAGAAGTCGCCAACACATCCCCTGAGGTGACTATCATCCCTGCTCGCACCATCCGTGGCACCAGCTACAAGACGGTGACTCGCAACACCCGTCCATCCGTGGGTTTCCGCGCTGCCAATGAAGGCACTGCTGGCAGTTCATCGATGTTCACAGAGCGGCTCGTTGAGTGCTTTATCCTCTCCGCTCGCGTGGAGATTGACAAAGCAATTGCGCGTGGCTACGAGGACGGACCAGAAGCACTCCAAGCAATTGAGGCAGTTGGCACGATGAAAGCAGCACTCAGCACTGTTGGATCACAAACGATCTACGGCACAAGCAACAGCACCAAAGGTTTCCTCGGTCTGCAAGAGTTGCTTGCCACCTTCGGATCTGACCTTGTAGTTGATGCCGGTGGCACGACTGCTGACACTGGATCCAGCGTCTATGCCATCCAAGCGGGTGTGCAAGGTGTGCAATATGTTTACGGCAACGGCACGACCTTTGACTTGTCACCGTTCCGTGAAGGTGATGCAGTTGACTCAGGCGGCACAAATCGCTTTGCAGCACTCATCGCAGACCTCACCTCATGGATTGGTTTGCAGTGTGTGAACAAGTTCGCAGTTGGACGTTTGAAAGATGCCACTGCTGACTCTGGCAAAGGTGTCACCGATGCCAAGATTGCAGAACTGATCAGCAAGTTCCCAATCGGTCAGACTCCAACGCATTTGTTGATGAATCGCCGCAGTGCTTTCCAACTCTCAACGAGTCGCACGACTGCACCGAACAGCAAGCAAGAAGCATTCACTGGCATCATCCCATTCGGTATGCCAACGGAATCCTTCGGCATCCCCATCATCATCACCGACTCCATTGTCTCAACTGAGGCATTGACAGCTTAATCATTCACAATCTAACATTACAAAAATATGTCATTTGAATTTAATCGCAATCAACAAGACCTTCGCTACAGCAACAGCACTGCACTTCACACCACCGCAGCAAACTCAGCATCTTTGGATCTTGAGCAAGTAGTTGGTGGTGACATTGAGAGCATTGTTGGTGAAGTAGTTTCACCAGCATCTGTTGCCACCACTGGCAAAATCTGCACCTACACTCTGCAAGACTCTGCTGACAACTCAGCATGGGCAGCAGTTGATCCAGCAGTGACCACCACAATCACTGCTGCTTCCTCGGCACTCGCAGCAAAGACTGTGCGTTTCCGCTTCCCTCCTAATGTTCGCCGGTATGTGCGTATCGCACAAACTGGTGACACCCTTGGGTCCGTAGCTGGATCCTTCACCTTCAAGGTGTTGTTCTAAAATTCTGTTTCTGTTTCATAGCGTATTGTAGAGAGAGGGTGGTAGTGGGTAAATCCCTGCTGCCACCCTTGATCTTTATCAATTCAAATATCTCACATCATGGCATGGACTATCCTCACATATTCTGGACTCAAGGACAGACTCTCATCTGAGGAGTTGTCGAGACTGTTGGCTGAATGCCCAACACCAGAGGAGAAGGCACAAGAGATCCTGACCTCAGTGGCACAAGAGGTTGTGTCCAGAGTAAATGCCGGACGCAGAAAGCGTGGACTGCCACCACTGGTCAATACTGGTCTATATATCCCCTACGGTGCCAGCCGTCACTCATACGTGCTTGCTCGCAGAGAACTCACAGACTCATACCCGGCACTGGCAGAGTTCAACGGTGAGGATCGCAAAGACTCGGTCCAAGAAGCAAACAATTATCTTGAGGCACTCTCTGACAACAATGCTGACAGTGATGACACAGGTGCTTCTGCATTTGTGGTGTCATCCAGTGGATCCTTCCGCATCAGTGGCAGCACACTAATGGACTTCGCAGAATCACCATGACCAACAGCATCATCAGACAGATTGTGGAGAGCATAGCAGCAACACTCACTGCTCATGCTTACTTTCGCACATTGCCTGTGATCCCTGTCATCGTTGAGGATCACCGTGACATCGATCAGCAGATTGAGAAGGCGATGAACTCATGTGGTGCCTTTGTGCTGGTCAACTTCGCCAACTCCAACACAGACACACCTGACACACCCGGACCATACATGGACCAGTGTGAGTTTGTCTGCACAGTGGCTGAGATTCCCAGTGTGTGGAGGCAGCAAGTTGGCAATCAATCAAAGCCATCATGCACAGAGATTGCTGAGGCAGTTTCTCGGATCCTTCACCATCACACACCACTGGACAAAGAGGGTGATCCACTCACCGGTGGTGTCCTAATTTTCGAGGGCATGGCACAAGATGCCATCCCACCAATGCTTCAACAAATCATCAGATTCAATTGTCCAGTAGGACTTCACAACACAACTCCAACACGATAGAACATCATGCCAACATTCGATAGAACAACAATAGTGCGTGGACCTTGCAAGGTCACTTATGACTCAGAAACATTTTACAGCAAAGGTGCTGTGGTCTTGACCACTGCCATCACTACTTTTGACAAAGTGGCAGATGCGTATGGTCCTGTGGGCAAAGCAAAAACTGACTACACCATCACCGTGGAGTTTGAGCCAACTGGTGAGATCGAAGCACTCGCAGTGCTTTATCCACACGGCAACACAGCAATGGGTGCCAGCATCTATGGCTCCACTGACAAACCACTGGTGATTGTGGCAGCAGATAAAACATACACCATACTCAACGCACAGATCACCCAGATGCCAGCGATCAAGTGCAGTGCGAACAACACAGCATTTGGATCTGTTCAATTCACTGGTCTGCTCAAAAAAGCAGGTGACCCTGCACTGCTCATTGACTACATGACATCTGCTGGTGGTGCATCTATTGGCACAGCGTTTGTCCCGGGCAACATCAAGACAGCACCATACCAAGCAACACTTGGTGCAATGTCAGCATTCTTCAGTGCTGAAGGATTCGACATCTCCTTTGACCTATCTCTCAACCCAGTCATGGTGGACGGCATTGGCACAGTGGATATGACCCTCGGATCTCTTGGGTGCAACATCACATGTGTGCCAACTGGACCAACACAAACAGATTTTGACACATTCTTCAACTTGCTGGATGCCGGTGAGGATCTGAGCAGCAGCGTTCTAGAAATCAAAACTGCCACAGTGGGTGGACTGGACTTTGACTGTGCAGCAGTGCAGGTCATCGATCTTGTGCGAAACTTCAGTGCCGGTGACAATCGACTTGGCACACTCAATCTTGCAGCAAAACGCACATTCTCCTCCGGCGCACCAGTAACATTGTTTGCAGTGGCAGCAGTAGTATAATCCCTCAGTATGTATGTCTCAATCCAACGTGGTTCTGTTCTCTTTGTCCTTGCCGGTGGCGATGGGCAAAGATCAGAAACGTCAAATTTGAGGATCTCATCAGAGACAAACTTTCAACAGTCAGCATACATTGAGGCGGCAGAGTTTGTGCAGTTCTACAGAGGAGGTGCAGCAACGACTGTGTCCTTCTCGTCGATCTTGACCTTCTCAACGGTGGCAGAGGCAGAGACTTATTTGCTCAACACACCGCAGGGTCTGCTCAATCAGTTGGACATGACTGCCACACTCGGCAGACTGACAGCGGCTGGCACCCGGCAAGTTGAAACTCTGACTTGTGTTGGTAATGCCAGCATCAATGGCAACATCAACTGGGCATTGACTGCGGCTGATGGCAATGCCAGTGGATCTGTGGCAGTTCTGAGTGGTGACACACCCACACTGTATGCACCCAAGATTGCAGCATCCCTCAATGCCAGCAGTGCCTTCGCGGTGTCCAACATGGCAACGAGTTCAGGCACCACAGTGATTGTGACCAAACGCAATGCGGCTGCAAATGATGGCACTCTGGCATTGGTCACGACAAACGGATCCCCCAATCCAACGATCACCGGTGCCACCAGCGCAGACACCACTGCCGGTGTTGCACCAACAATCAGCAACTCGGTCACACTCAATGATGTGAGTGCCATGGTTGATCTATCACAACAGGGTGTGGCAATCACACAAAACGTCACAATCCTTGGCAAATATGGCAGCTAAAAAAGTTGATATTAACATCAAGACAACTGCTGACACCACTGGGTTGAAGCAGACCACTGTTGCTGCCAATAGTCTGACCACAGCAACAAAGGCAAACTCTACAGCAATCAACACCACATCTGCCAATACTGGCAAAATGGGACAAGTTGCACAGGGTGCCGGTTACCAGATTCAAGACTTTGCTGTGCAAGTGGGTAGTGGCACAAATGCACTTGTGGCATTCTCTCAACAGGCACCACAGTTTCTTGGGATGTTTGGACCAGCGGGAGCAATCGCTGGTGCAGTTGTTGCCATCGGTGCCATTGCTGCCAAGGTGTTCATGGGGATGGGTGAAGATGCCACATCCGCATCAGACAAAGCTGACACTCTAGCAGAAGCAATCAAAAAGATTGGTGAAGAAGCAGGTAAGATCAAATCAGAAGAAATCGACCTTGGCAGGGATGCAATTGAGCAAGCTATTGAACTGACAAAACTACTTGCACAGGGATTCAAAGAAGCAACTGCACAAGAAAGACAATTTTCTGAACAAGCAGTTGAAGGTTTCAATAAAATCAAAATTGCAGAGATTGAACTGAGAAAATTAAGAAGTGGAATCACTGATGATCAAGTAGCATCTGAGAAATTTGCAGCAAGTCAAAAACTCATTGTTGACATTGCAGATCAACAAAAGAAGCAAGAAGAAGAAAAGCGACAAGCAGCAGAGAGCACTCTTGAGATTGCAAGGCAAGAAGTCATCACCAAAGGTGCTGCATTGAATGCCAGAAAAGAAGAACTGGATCTTGAAATCCAAAAACTTGAGACGTTAAGACAGCAAAAGGCGGAGCTAGAAAAAGTATCAAAACAAGGTGAGTATTATGCATCTGGTGAAGCTGACATTTTTACACCAACTCCCGAAGCATTAGCTGCCAAACAATCACTTGCATCCACTCCATTTGATGCACAGATTGAAGCATTAAAAGCAAGCATTGAGGCAATTGCAAAAGCCACAGACGGTGGTCTTTTGTCTGATGTGAGGGATGCTGCCGATGGACTAGCAAAAGCTCAGGTGTCAGTGCAGACAATCTCTGATTTGGTCACAGGTCAGATTGAGCAGATTGATCTCAAGGCACAAGAGCAACTAATAACTGAGAACACAGCACAACTACAGACACAAGCAAAGACCAATTCTGACTTGCTAAAATCTGCTTTTGAGAATGTGCAACCTCTCAACAAAACACAGCAAGAAGGGCTTTTGTTGATCGACAAAGCAACTGAAGATGGGTTGTTGATTGCCTCAGAATCAGTAGATGTGCAACGTGGCATTTCCATGGTTTTGTCAACTGCATCAACACAGCAAAAAATCACCATTGGCAATGTAAACAAGTTGATCCAACTTATGAATGGATTCAGTGGTGATCTACTGCAACAGAAAAAACAGATTGATGCAATCAATCAAAGATATCCGGGGATTATAAAATAATATGCCAGTCTGGACAATAGCAGGAGAAGCAGCCAAGGCATGGGATGCCACTGCTCAATCAATGGAATATCGGCAGATTGCTGATGCAGAGTTGACCTTTCGATCGATTGGTGTTGATGAGTTGATCCTCGGCATCATCACACAATCACTGGCAAGCTACACACCACCAGAACTTGGGCAGACCATCAAGATCTACAGATCCGGCACTCTGTTCTTCACTGGCACCGTCACCGACATTCAATCACAGAACACAAGTGGACTGAACATCACAGTCAGTGGTCCGTGGTGGTGGTTGGATCGCATTGCCTACACCACACCGCAGACTGACAGTGCTGGATCCACAGCAGACAGACTGACTGGTGTCTTTGGCACTGCTGGTGCTGGCACCAATCTCAAGACTGCCATTGAGACAGCAATCAACACATCAGTGGCACTGGGCGCACCAATGGCAAACATTGCCGGTGGATCCGCAGTGGCGACATATTTTGATCTGCCAAGAATCACACTCAATCAAGCATCATGCTCAGGAGTGCTGACAGAGTTGTTGAGGATTGTGCCAGACACAATGACTTATTTTGACTACTCGACTGCCACACCCACTTTACAGGTCACACGCAGAGGTGTTGCAAGTGCGGTGGATTTCACAGTTGGCACCTCACCCATCGATGCAATGAGCATCAACCCAGTCTTTGAGCTAAAGGTCAACCAAGTGGTGCTGCCGTATGTGGACAGGGACACACTTGGACGCACAGTGTATCAGACCCAGAGCAGTGGCACGGCATCTGCTGGCAAGATCCAAGTGGTCACCATGGGTGGTCCAGAGTTGGACACATTTCTGCCGAATGATTTGTTTGAGAAGGCAACAGTGAAAAGCTATACCACTCTTGAATCTTTTGTCATCGATGCAGATCGACAATTTGAGAATGCCAAGACCAGAGGTCTTGTCAATCAGATTCAAGTGGAGGGTGGTTTTCATTACTACAACTCCACTACATTTGCCCCTCCCATAAATTTTTATAATTTCCCCCAGCCTGTATACACTGACAACAATGGCAACCCAGTTGTCTTTACTTCTCAGAAGTTCTTGATGTCAGAGAATTTGCCACAATGGGCAATTGAAGAAAATGGACTTACACCTGTGACTGTGACTGGCAAGTGGGGATACCAATGGTATGACCAGACCGATGACATCCCCAACTGGACAAAAGATCTGCAAGTCAATTTTGAATTTCAAGCATATAGTCAAACCAGTCCAACAGTAATTCATTTTGTTCTCTACACCAACACCTATGCAGCAACTGGATATCTGGCATCTACGGCATACCACTGGACTGGCACTGCCAGATCCAGCAGCAGCACAACCAAAATCCAACTTGCACTTGCTGCCAGCAGCATAGATGATTACTATGTAGGTCTGACTGTCTCATGGAGAACCACAGGAGGTGCCTCCTTCACTGACACCATCACTGACTATGTTGGATCCACAAGACTGGCAACACTGACCAGCACATGGTCATCTACACAAAAACCAGCAAATGGTCTGACCTACCAACTCCAAGGTCATCCACTTTATCGTGAGGCTGACTACAGTTTCCTTGCACCACCGGCTGGACTTGCTGCCAATCTGCTCGCAGCACAGAGTTTCATAGTCTACGAGGGTCAGATTAGCACTACTGAGCAGACTGCCGGTGCCGTGCGCTATCGTGGCAAAAAGATCAACGTGATTGGATCCCTGACAGCACACAGCACCATGGGTGCCATGGTGTCGGGTGAGACACTCAACCTTTTTACCGGTCAGACCACCATCTCTCTTGGCACTCCACCAAGGGTTGACTACAGATCGCTGACTGAACGGATCCGCAAAACACCACAAGACAACATCGTTTTCACATGAACCAGTTTGACGTAGCAATTGACAATCAAGGCAACCTGTTGGTTGCGGCTGGCACAGTTGTGGATCTGACTGCTGCCACCAGCACCACCACACACTTGGGTCAGGCAAACCTGTCAATCATTGGCAATGGACCAAGACTTCGCACGATCAGCATCAACGATTTGTTTTTTGTGGGTGGTAGTGGTGAGAGCATGGCGACCACCGGCACACTCTCTGGCACTGCTGCACCGATTGGCTACTTTCAGCAAACCGGCACAGAGACTTGGGTGGACAGTTACGGCAACACAATTGTAGGCAATGATGCTGCCAACACCGCAGAGTTGAAGATTGGCACTGATGTCATTGCCACCTTTGCCACTGCCTACACCACAGCACCTGTTGGGACATTCTCATCCACGACCTTTGGCAAAGACACCTACAATGGAGGCACAGCATTCACTCTGACCACCACCTTTGAGGGTGGAGCTACTGCATCAACTGCACAAGTTGAGATCTTCACCGGCACTGCTCAGGATGGAACATACACAGAAGCATCTTTTGACACATGGACCAACACCGGTTGGACAATTGACAGCACCACCGGGGAGATCGATGATGGCACAGATGTTGTGGCAAGTGCCACACCATATGGCAGAGATCCCACCAACACCTACGACTCGACCACCTACGGTGCAGACACATACAACAACGGTGCATCGTTTGTGATGGTGGTGTCACTGCTCGGCAGAGTGCCAATGACTGGTTTTGTCTATGTTGAGATTGTTCTTGCTGCTGGTGTGTTCTCAACTGCTCGCGGTCCATTCTTCGGCACCTCTTTGCCGGCAAACTCATCTACACTTGAGGTGGTCCCAATCGCCTACTCAGACGGTGCTGGGATCCTCACACAATTTGTCAACGGTGCAATCCTTTACCGATGAAAACTCCAGCATGTATTTTTTGCTACTCGGGAGATGCCCTGCCAGTCAGGGAGTGCATCATCGGTGCAATTGCTGCTGGTCTGGTGCCGTATGTCTTTGATGATTCACACTCACCACTGCCTCGGCACATGGTCACATGGATCCAAGACAATGGTGGACACCACATACTGACCACCTTTGAGCGCAATGGCAATCTGAACGGCACCAAGTGTGCTGTGGGGATTGTGAGATCGATGATCCATTCGATGATCCTCTGCCGGTCAACCATCGCCATCAAGATTGACAGTGACACACTCATCATTGACGCATCACCATTCTTGGAGATGTCCACTGGTGTCTGCTCACTGGAGATTGACAGAAGGGATGCATTTGGGTGTTGCTACAGTCTGACCATGGCAGATGCTGTCGAGGTCTACATCCACCTATGTGATGGTGAGGTCAGTGCAGATGTGCCAGAGGATCTTGCCATCTGGGGTGCTGTGTGTGAACTCGGTCTGCACCACAAGATGCACAACTTCAACCCATCCGGTGGTGCCTTCTCAGCAGTGCCATCATCGTTCCACCCGGCAGACTGTCAGAAGTTCTCAGTCTGCACATTTGGCAATTCTCCGCGCACACCAGAGGGTGTGACAATTTCTATGCAAAAGTTGAATAAATTCTTGCAATTACAAACAAAAAATATAATGTAATCGCCATGGCTTATGCAGGTGCAAATTTTGAGTTCTGGATTGGTGAGGACATCACAATGTCTTTGACCTGTTTGCAGTCTGACGGCACTGCCTTCAACCTCACCGGATACACAGCAGATGGTGTGCTGAAGATCAACCCATCATCAGCAGTGGCACTGGATCTGGCACCCACAATCCCCACACCGGCGAATGGTGTGGTGTTGGTGTCTGTCAACACAACTGGTGTGGCAGCAGGGGTCTATGGGTGGGATGTCCAGATCACTGAGGGAGCCAATGCACCAATCGTGATTGGCTATGGCACTGCAAAATTGAGAAAGAAAAATACACCATGAGTTTGTCAACAGTAGAGATCAGAATCGCCAGTGCCAATCCATCACTTGTAGAACTACAGGCAACTGGATCCCCTGCCATTGTGCAGATCAACATGGGACCAGCCGGTGCAGCCGGTGCAGCCGGTGCATCTGGCGGCTCAACCAATGCTTGGAAATATAAAGCCAAAACAACTGCAACCAGTGGCTACCCGGGCAATGGTTTTTTGCTGTGGAACAACGCCACACAGACAAGCGCGACCAGCATCATTGTCTCGCACCTAACCGACGACGACACCGACATTGAGCTTTTCCTGTCATTTTTCGTCCTGAACCAAAAAATCTTTATACAAAATCGCGACGACTCATCGCAGAACCAAGTCTGGCGCATCACAGGAACGCCAACGGTGACGGGGGCAAACACATCGACAGCATACTACACTTTTCCCGTCACCTTGGTGTCATCGGCGGGTGCGGCATTTACAAACAACCACTCTATTTTATTTGGGCAAATCGTAGTTGCTACCAACTCAGTGACAAGCGCGACGACCAGCGATGGCACTTGTGATCTGGCAGTTGACACAATAGTTGTAAGCACAACAGAAGAAGGAACATCGGCTGGTTTGTTTGTAAGCGAAAGCGGATACGGGGTAGACGCATTAAGCACTAACTTTGTTGGTGCGAGAATAACAAGCATTAGCGGAAAAATAATCAGCGGAAATAATTCCACAACTGAGGTTTTCGCAGTGTCAAATGCAGGGGTAATGCAGGCAACGGGACTACACATAACAGGCACAAGTTTCACCTACGGCACAGGCGCGGCGACAGCGCATGTAACCGCGCTAGGATTACCAGCGGCTAACACGATTGCGACACTAGCAGGGAGCGAAACCCTCACCAACAAAACGCTGACCAGTCCAGCAATCAACTCAGCGACATTTGGCACGGCGGCGACATTTAACGCCACTACTTACACATATGGAGCAGGCGCGGCAACTCAGCACATGGCGGCACTGGTAAACGGCAGCGGAATTGGCAATGTTTTTTGCTATGATGAGTTCTTGGGAACAGCAGTGGGGGGAGGTGCGATTGGCGAGCTTGGATGGAGCGGCGTTGGAACGGCCTCTTTGAGAGGAAATGAGTTAAATCATCCCGGCGTTATAAGGCTGGCATCAGCGACAACAGGAACGCTATTTCTCAATTATCTAGCCACTTTCGGAGGGACGGATTGCCTGGATGGGTTTACCTTAGAAGCGGTTTTCCGTATCACAGACGTTGCTAGTTGTCAATCACTTTTCGGACTCGGCTACGTCAATTCCTACCTAACAAACGGATTTAGGGGCATTAGCTACGATTCTTCTTTGTCAGCAAATTGGCGATTGCTACACTACACGCAAGCGGGTGCAGCGACTTACACCGATACGGGCAAAGCGGCGGTGAATAACGAATGGGTAAAAGTATCGCTAACATTTTCCAATGGCTCAACGTCATGCACTATCTCGACCACATCTAGCAGCACGGCGGCAACTGTGACAAACTCAGGAGCATATACGGCGACTACACTAGCGCACTGCCCTCAGTATGTTATCAAAGCGTTGAGCGGCACAAAGACCATCGACATTGACGCATTTATGATGCACGGAATCACAACCAGATTATAATTATGGACACCTCACTAACAACCGCAGAATTTGAAAAGAGCTTGACCCGAAAAGGGATCATTGCAACTAAGCACCTAGCAGATACACTCAACGAGTGCTATGCTGAGTTTTGGCGGCGTGAACCGCAAACAATCCTCGACAGCATCAACGGCAATCTTGCTGCCACTCTCGAACGATTCGCGGCGAACTCAGAACTAGGCGCGGCGGTAAATTCGCAACTAGCCAAGACTGACATTGCCACTCGCGTTATTGTTGCCATGCCGATTGGCTACAGTTTCAACGGCACGGAATTTATCTACACCGCACCAGCACCTGAACCAGTATTAGAAACCATAGAATAATGCACGAACACAGCGCGACTTACAACATTGTTAATGGGCTTATCGGCATAGCTGCTTCATCTTTGGGTGTCATCACTCAGTTTCAAGAACAGTTGGACTGGGCTTTGAAAACATCTTCGACAATACTGCTGATTTGCGTCTCCATTGTTACCCTCCGCAACCTACTGAGGAAAAAGAAATAATAAAAATATGAAGAACTGGAAAACAACACTACTTGGCGCGATTGGCGCGGCACTCACAGCAGTCACAATCTACATACAAAGTGGTGGAGATCTTGCTGACTGGAAGCTCTACATCCTGCCAGTCTTGGTGGCAATCTTTGGCTATGTGTCAAAAGATGCAGGGGTCACCGGAACTGGGATTTAACCATAGAACAATATGAAACTACTAATCGCAATCTTTTTAGTATTTGCTTACACAAGCTGCACTCTCTCTGTCTCACCAGATGGCACACGCACTTATGGTGTGGATGCTGGCACTGCCATTGAGATCCTCAACAACAAATGAAAACACTCTCAGAGCATCTCTCAGCAGTGGCAATTGCTGAGATTGGAGTGAAGGAGATTGGATCATCTAACACTGGCAAGCGTGTGCAGCAATACCAAGCAAGCACCTCTCTGGGTGGCACAGGTTGGTATTGGTGTGCTGCATACATCTGCTGGTGTGTGCAACAAGCAATTGTGCTGTGGGAGAAGGAGCATGGCACCAAGGTCACATTCAAAAGACCAATCACACCACTTGCTTATGGATTTGATGAGTGGTCCCTGCAACAGGACCGCAGCACCAAGACCAGACGGTCACACGGTGGTGAGGCAGTTGGGATCTTCTCACTCAAAACTGTGTCTCACTGTGGCATTGCCATCAGCAAGCCAGACAAAAATGGATTCTTCTACTCGGTGGAGGGCAACTCAAGTCTTGCCAATGCGCGTGATGGTGGTGGTGTGGTCAAACAAAGACGGCACACTTCACAGGTCCGTGACTGGATCACATTCACTGTCTAGGTGACTGAGTTGAGGATCTTGAGATTGCGGCTCAACACTCCAAGAAAATTGTCCTGTGTGCTGTTGCGTGACTCCAGCACACTCACCACCACATCATCCAGTGTGCCATCGACCAGCAGCCGGAAGATCTGTGTGGGGTGCTTCTGACCAGTTCTGGCAAGTCTGGCATTGGTCTGGTTGTATTCTTCAGTAGAGAATGGCAGAGTGACCCACACAATTCTGCTGCCACCACTTTGCATATTCAACCCATGACTAATGGACAGTGGGTGTGCAACTAGCATGGGGATCTTGCCACTGTTCCAATCACCCAGCAGATCAGAGTGAAATGCTTTCGCTTGGGGAAATGCTGCGAGGATCCGTTCACGTTCATGGATGTATCGGATCACCACTAGCATGGGTGCCTTCTCTCTGTCCACTAGCTTGTGCAGTGCTTTGATCTTGGCATCATGCACCTGTGTGACTGTCTTGACCTCACCGGCACCGATGTTGTAGATGTTGGCAAGTGAGTCAGCATAGACTGCACCACTGAGCATCTGCTGGAGCTTGCCCACCAGCACACCTTTGTTGACGGCTGTGACCTGTGAGTCTGCCAAGGTCACGATCAACTCCTTTTCGAGTTTCTTATACTTCACCTTCACTGCCGGTGGGAGACTCACTGAGATGTCCTCCACTGTCACCGGGGGGATGTCGAGGTGATCCTCGGATCTCAGAGTCAGCACATACGACAGCAGTTTTTCCTCAATCATGCCCTCACAGTCTGCTCTGACTCTCCACTGTCTTTCATGGAAATCAATTGGCTCAAGGTATTGTTGTTTGAAGTTGCCCATGTGCTTGCCAAACATGGCACCGTCATCCAGCAGACGGATCTGAGCAAACAGGTCTTGGTGACTGTTGGGGATCGGTGTGCCGGTCAATCCCCAGTGGCGTTTGAATTTGCTTCTATATTTGCGGAAAAACTGGATCCTCTTGGACTTGGGATCCTTTGCTTTGCTGAGTTCATCCCAGACTATGGTGTCCACCGGCAGATCATCTGGGTGTTTGCCATGTAAGATCTTCTTGATGATGCCATGGTCCGTGATGGTGCCATCATTGGCAGTGCGGGGGATGTAGAGAGATTCATAGTTGAGTGTGTAGATGCAAGCATCACCTCTGGACCATGCTGCCATGCCCTCTGGTGTACGCAGTGACACAATCCTCATCCATGAGAAGTTGTGCCACTTGCTGACCTCATCCAACCATGTGAACAATGACACACGCAATGGAGCGATGACCAAGGCACCCTTGCAGGATCCATCAGCAATGTCCTGTGAGAGTCTTGCCAGCACCATGGCAGTTTTGCCCAGACCCATGCCAGCAAACAATGCACCAATCGGGTGATCACCCAGATGATCAATGCCAGTCTGCTGATATGGTTTGGGTGTGAAGATCATGGTCTGGTGATGTCCAGTGGTGGCAAGGTGCCAAACGGTGTGCGGCACATCTTGATCATCACCTCTCTCGGCATTCTTGTTAGGTGTGCCAGCAGCATCTTGACAGGTGTGTGGTTGGTGCTGTGCTGGAGGTAGTCGAGTGCTGCGAGTATGCCAGCAGATCTGTCGGTGGTTCTGTGTTTCATTTTGTTTCGTTTGTTGGTTGTTGATTTTTGCATCTCCTTTTGAGATCTGCGGTGAGTTTGTAGCGCAGAGAAAAGAGAAATGCTGTGGCATCTGTGAAGTTGTCCACCCATCCCACCAGACCACCAACAGAACTGATCAGTGCCATCTCATGCTGCTGTGCCTGTGTGGGTTTTTTCCCTGCTGTCTTGATCTCAAGGAACAGCACAGTGCCACCATGCATGAAGATCCTGTCTGGCACTGCTCGGTGTCCGGGTGATGTGAATTTTCTGGTGTATATGCCAAGACTCTTGGCAAACTGCACAATCTTTTTCTCTAGTTGTGCCTCGGTCATAGTTCGATGCTGGTGTGGTAAAGGATCTTTTGCTTCAATTCTCTTTTGTCAATCCCGGTCATGTAGTTGAGCAGCCGGTTGATGGTGTCCACTCGCGGTGGTGCATCAGATCTGAACAACTCCAGAAGGATCAGTTGCTTTGCTTCTGTCTCACTGAGCATCTCATCTCTCAAGAATGGGTTGAGTGATGACCATGCCACCACTATGCCAGAGTGATTGAGCAGACCAGCATTGTGCAAATTCTGGGCAGATGCTGCACTCACTGAGCGCACATCAGAGAATATCTTTTTGTTTTTTGGTAGTGTGGTCATTGGTTGTTGATGTGTTCAATGGTTTCTTGGATCTTGTTGAGTGCATTGTTGAGTTCATCGATGAGTGCCTCTTTATCAGCTTCATCGTTGCACTCAATTGCCTCCTCAAGATGTTGGATTGCTGAGAGGATCATGTCCTCAATTTTTCTTTGGTTTGCTGTCATTTTTTGTAGTGTTGTTATTAGTTAAACATCATGGCAATTCAACAATCCATTTACCATCTTTCTTCTCGATCCATATTTTTATACGACCAAAACCATCGCTTTCATATCTTTCTTGCACACCATCACAAAGGTAATCAGTTAATATTTTGAACAGTTCAAAATCTGGCACTTGCCATGTTGTTAATCCATTATATTCAAATGTTGCAAATATTTTGTTAGTAGTTTCTGGTGAATCAAATGACCCAAGATGAATACCCGTGAGGTAACCATAGAATTTTGATTCTTTAGTAATAAGTGGTGCTGTATTGTTTATTGGTGTCATAGTATTATTTTTTGTAGTGTTGAATTGTTGATCCTTCTGCTGCCAGTGGCAGACCTTCTGCCCATGCTGGCATGGTGCAAAGCAATTGGCAAAGTTCTTCGTGTGTCTGTCCTTCTTCCTGTGTGCAGAGAATCTCATCATGGACAAGCATAAAAGGTTTATATCCAGCACTCTCTGCTGCCAGCATACCTTCGCGCATGATGTCACCGGCACACGCTTGTGTGGCATTCTCCAGCAACTTGCCACCATACGTGTGGCACCATCCCCATGTGCCAGCACTGTTGGGGATCACTCCCCAGAAGCGGATCTGTGAAGTCCAGAACTTCGCACTGTTTGTGATGATCTCTGCCTTGGGGTAAATCAGATGATGACCAGATGGCAACTTGATGCAGAGTGCTGTGAAGTTGGCAATGGTGCTGCACGACAGGGTGAGCTTGCCAACCTTGTGCTTTGTGTTGGGTGACTTGATCGCTGCCTTGGCTGCATCATCTAACTGCTTCCAACTTGCCACCACAACCGGGTTCTCTGATCTCCAACTGGTCACTGCTCGGTCAGCCAGATCATCAAAACAAAACTCAGACCACTCTGCCTCGGTCTGTGGGTCCACTGTGGTCCATCCCATCTCCTTGGGATCCTTGCCATCGATGAAGTCTGCATGGCGGGGTTTGTAGTCAGCAATCATCTGTGGGGTAGGTGCGAACCCATAGGACTCACAGGTGGCGCGGAACTTGGGTCTGCCCATGTTGTAGGAGCAACCCAGCACTGACTGCTTGCCAATGAATCGTTCATCCTTGGTGATGTTGCTGACTGGTTTGCCAAAGATCAACGATGCCATGATCTCATAGATTGGCTCATTGTTTCTGAACTTCTGCAGGGTCTTTTCTTCACCCACCAACCATGGTGCCACTCTTGCCTCAATGGCTGCATAGTCTGCCTGTAGGACCATGCCAGTGCGCGGCTGGATGAAGTTACGGATCACAGAGATCATCACTTGGAACAGGTCACCAAAGAGTGCCTCCAACTCATCGATGGTGGCACCGGCACACACACAAGCATATGCCAGATCTGAGAATGCTATCGTGGGTCTGGCGTAGTTCTGCGGCTGGATCCCTTTGCCGGTCCACCGATGGGTGCGCTCGGCACCGTAGATCAATAGCGCACCTCGGACCTTGCCATCTGTGTCAGCCATGTTGAGCATGGCGGGGATCTTCTTTACAGCAGCAGATCCGATGAGTGAGTAGGTGGTCAGTGCTGCCACTGCCTCTGGTGTGAGTAGGTCCACCAGTGGCGAGGTCAACCATGCACTCACGGTGTCTGCTTGCAGATCCTGACCTGTGAATCCTTTGCCCTTCAGCCAGCACTGCATCATCTCATTTTGTGATGGGTTGAACCCAGCAGTGATGCTGACTTGCTTTGGTGCTTTTCTGAGCTTGGTCACCGGCAGGGTGATCATCTCGGTGGGGTGTGCCGTCTGTGATTGGAAAATTGGGATAAGTCTGCTGGTGTATTCACCAATGAGACTCTCAGCATGATGCAGTGCGTTCATCTTGAGTGGGATCCCACGGTCATTCATTCTCAGATCTGCATGGAAGTGTGCAGCAGTAGGGTGTGACTGCTTTGTCAGACTGACCAGTGCATGATGCACCAATCTCTCTGCCTCGACATCGCGGCGGCAGTAGTCAACGAACATCTGAAAGTCGAGTAATGCGTCTGCTGGATAGATCCGTGTGCGAGAATCACCCTTGGTGGGTTTGCGAGGCACACAGAACTGCTGGATCAACTTGGTGCCGTCTGTGCTTTTCGGCATTGGGATCTGTAGAAACTCACCAGCCTGTGCCAGTGATGATGGGATTGCTGCCAGACGGCACAGTGCTGCTGTGCATCTCCACTGTGTGAGTGCCGGTGCTGTCATCAGTCCGTATTTCAAGAATGCTTTGTGAAACAAGTGCTTGGTGATGGCAAATTCAAATTGGGCATTGTGCGCCCATATCTCTGCACCACTCTGCACTGCCTGACTGAGCAGTGCCAGTGCATCGGTGTTGTTGTCCATGACTGACCACACCAGTGGTGCCTCATCATTCTTGGCAATCGCCATGACGAGGATCTCAGCATCATAGTGTGCTGCATATTTGAATGCACCAACATCTTTGAGACTTTCTGGTGAGAATGTCTCATAGTCGAGATGATAGGTGTCTGGTGTGGTGAGCATGGAGCCGGTGGTGTGTTATGATTTAGACAGCAGGATCTCGGAATGTAGTGCCTCGACCTCTGACTGGAGTGCTTCAACTTTGCCCTGCTGGGCTAGGTTGTAAATCCCCAATTGTTCATTGAGGATCCTCATGCCATCATTGTCATTCTGGACAAGGTGGTGGATTGCTTTGACGTATTCTTTTATTTTTGATTCTGTGGACATAAATGTGGTGGTGTTGTTGTCCTCACCACTCCACCCAATGCTGGGCAGAGTGGCAAGGTATTGTTTAGAAGTTCTCAACCTCGATCTCCTCTTCTTCCATCTCCTCATCCTCGAATGCATCAACTGTTACTTTAGCAGCACCGAATGGTTCACCCTTCCGCAGATATTGGATTGCCTCAATGCTGGCAGAGATGCCCTTTTTGCCTTCATACTCGTAAGCAAAGATGTTGAGAATGGCATTGACGTAGTCACCATTGTTAGGCATCCCAGTTGATGCTGGCAGTGGTTGACGCTTCTGGTCCACAATCAACACACCGTTGGGTGCATCTGCCACCTTTGTCCCGGCACTGAAAAACATGGTGCTGGCATCATATCCCTCGTAGTAGTCACCATCCTCGTTGACCTTAGGACCACGACTGCCAACTTGCTGGTCTGCTTTGCTGTATGCATACATCTCCAGCTTGCCGGGTGTTTTCCCCCACTTGTCTTTGCAGATGGCAGCAAGAATGACCTTTTCAAAGTCTGTGCTTGGCACACTGACTTTCTTCTCATCGATAGTTGCCTCAACAGTAGAGTCAGCAGAGCAGATGCCGGTGAAGGTGTATTTTGGATCACCAGTCTTTGGGGTGTATGGTTTTCTCAAGTTGGAGAAACTGAGACGGACATTTTTGATTTTGACTTGCATATGTTTGGTATGTTTAATTTTGGTTAATTTGACTGGGTGACAACGTGCCACCCTTCGCCCAGAAAACCCCACCCAATTCAATGGGTGAGGTGTGTCTGTGGGTGGGTGAGTGGTGGTTTATGCTTTTGCAAACTGCTTCTTGTATCGTGCAGAGGTTGATTTTTTGCGCTTGTCAATTGCATCTTGTAGTTCACCAACTGTGCGATAATACTCTGGGTATTGGCTTGCACCAAACCAATTGCCATCTCTGGTGCAGGTCATTGTCACTTTGAACCACACACCAATTTGTTCTTCTGTTTTCCAATAGTAACCCTTTGCATCTTCTGGTGCCACTGTGAATTCTGCTGTTGATATGGCAATACACAGACCAATTGATCTGCCCTTGTTGTCAAGGACACCAAAGTCGATTTGCTCAGTAGTGGCAGGAGTGATTTGTTTGATTGTAACTTTTATTTCTTTCATGGTTCTGTATGTTTGTTTTGGTTCGGTGCCGTGTGGCGGGGACACACTAGCATACACTTTTGTATACTGTCCAGATTTATTTTCAACTATTTTTTACAGGCAAATACTCGGCAAAAACCCATGTCCATCTGATGACAGTTCCATTTTTGGCGCAGTCTTGGATGATAAATGGCTCACTCATTTTTGCCAGTGTTTCAATTTGTATTAGGCTTGATGCCCCACCTCGGACGCATTCCACCATTTGTTCGGTGTTGCCATCGTCGGTCAGCCTATGTGGGCATTGACTTCCACACGCCTTGAGTTTTTCTGTGATGTCACCGGCATACGTTACGATGCAGTTCATGATTACTTTATTCTTCATAAACAATCCTCCTGTGTGATCTCATCATCAAAGTTGCCAGCACCGGTGACTCTTGCGGGTCTTGGATCTGACTCCAGCACCAGTTTTGGAGATCCGTCTGACTGACTTACTAGTTGGTCCCAACGTCCCAAGAATCTCTTATTCTGTTTGTCAAGAGGTGTGCCTTGTTTCTTCAGCACCTTCTCAATCTGTGCCGGTGACAACAGTTTCTTCGGTGCATATTTTTCTGCTGCTGGGATCTTACGCAGCAACTTGTCAACCTCTGACTCACTGCTCCACTTTCTGTTGCCCTTGCCACCATCGATGGTCTTCAGACCACAGATGCTTTGCCCTGCTTCGATCAACTCCAGTGTGTTCTCATTCAACTCATCAAAGAATTTGCTGATCTCTTTTGAATTCATTGCGATCCGCACACGCACAGCATCAGTGATCTCCACCTTGGCAAACTGCTCCTTGTCAATCTCACCCTTGAGTGGGTTGATCTCATCTGGCAGACCATCAAACATGGCACCCACTCTTGTGGCACACACCCGGCGAGCATCACAGAACCGACAAGCATCGTAAGATGGTGTCAACATCGATGCATCTGCTGCTTTGCTGAGTTTGTATGAGTCAAAGATCCGTTCGCCAATCTCAACCATCAACTCACCCAGTGTGGTGGTCCACACTTCGGCTGTGCCATCAAATGAGTGATGGCGCGGCTGGTAGATTGCCATGGTCACCGGTGTGGTCTTGGTGAACTTGTGACCCTGTGATTGCAGCAACTCCACCAGACTGATGGCATAAATTGCCAACTGATCATTGCCCTCTGCACTGACTTTCTCACCCACTCCGTATTTCAAATCAAGGATGTTGATGCCCTTGTCACCCACCACAGCAAAGTCAATGGTGCCATGCACTGTCTTGTTGTAGTAGAGTGGCACTCTTTGCTCAGTGTATACTGTGGCACCACCGTGCATCTGTTCTGCAAGTTCATCTGCATAATCGATGTATCCACCAAGATGCTCCAGAAATGACTCTGGGATCTCGGACCGGACTATGTCACCCTTGAGACAGCGATCTGCCCAGTCGTGTGCCTCTGTGCCTTCAAGACTGTAGGCTGTGTCAACCTTGGCAGGGATCATCCCTGCTGCCTTGCACTGGGCGATGTATGCCACAGATCCGGCACATCCTCTCCACTGCTTGGCAGCAGATGCTCCCCAAGCGTAGTGGGTATTTTCTGGTGGTGTGTTCATAGGTTGATGATCATGTTAAGAAGAATGCCGGTGAGGACTCCAAAGGCATAGAGTGCCACAATGCCAATCACAGGCACAGTGCGGTCATATCGACGCAGACGATCATATCTGCGGTGGTTGTTGTTGATCGGGTGGCGTTCGATGCCCAGCAGTTTTTTAGTTTCTTGTGTCATAGTGTTTGGTTCTGTTTGGTAAAGTTGATTCTCTCAGATCTGTCATGTTTTGAAGTCATCGCTGACAGGTATTGTTTTATCCTTGGTCACCACCCAAGCGATCTGAGAGAAAAGTGTTTTATTTGACCATCTCAAGTGCAGTGGTCAGTGCCATCTCAATGGCAGGATAGAATGATTTGTCACAGGTGCTGATCTTCTGTCCAGCAATCCCTGCACCGTCGAGTAGGTCACGCAGTGCAGCCGGGCTGTTGAAGGCGATGAATGACTTGGCAAGATTGGTGATTGACTCCACAGTTGGTGCTTTGACCACCAGTGTTGGTGTCTCCTCTTCCTCATCCTCCAGAGTGATCTCTGGTGTGATGATCGATGTGATCGGTGCTGGTGGATCCACTGGAGCCGGTGGTGTGACCTTCTCCTTCTTGACCTTCGGTGTCGGTGCTGGATCCACTGGAGCCGGTGCCGTGATCGGTGCGGTGGTGAGTTGGTTTATGTCAATGCCTCGCTCGAGGATTGAGCAGAGTCTGTCTAGTGCTGGGATGCTGATTGTGATGTTCATAGTTTGGTAGTTGTAAATGGTTAGATGTTACGCCCAGAAAACCCCACCCAATTCAATGGGTGAGGTGATGCTGTGGGTGGTTGGATCAATCTGCGATCATTGACCACTCTGCTGCACTTGGGAAAGCTTGATCTTGATCACCATGCATTAGCGCACCATTATATTTGCCAATCTCACATGACTCAAGTCCTTCATAGTTGCTTTTGCTCCAGTTGTTTTCCCAGTCAGCGTGTTTTGCTGCGATGTTTGCATTAACTATTTCTACGATTTGTTGAAGTGATTTCATATTGTTTGTGTGGTTCGATTTGGTTCAGTGCCGTCCGGCGGGGATAGACTAGCATACTTTTTTGTATATCGTCAACATTTATTTGCGTATTTTTTCACATTTGTTGAAAATAGTTCTACAGCCTATATACTAGAAAGGATCCATGCAGTCGTCAATTGTCACTTCTTCACCTTTTTTTGGCATGATCACCCAGTAAAACGCACCATTTTTCTTCTTCGGTGAGATCATCGATGACTCATCACCTGAGTAGATCACACGCTCAGAATGTGTTTTTGTTAGATGTTGGAGTTGTGAAATCAGCACCTTGGGTGATGGGCAGAATCTGCTGAACTGCATCTGTGAGTTGCGTGTGCCAACGTCACTCAGGATCTCAAACAAAGCACCCACCGTGCCGGTCCATGCTTCGGGCTTTTCATCCTCCTCAAACAACTGGCAGAACAGTCTGCCATGTGCAGCACCATCGATGCGCTCAATCAGTGAATGCTCTGGACTGCCCTCATTTATCAGATCCAGCACACTTGGGTTGTGATAGGACAAAGTGGGAAATCGTTTGGCAGGGTCAACGATGTGTGCGGGGATGATGAACTCCTCCAGCAAGAAGTGCAAGAATGCTGGCAACTCACTCAGGATCTTCTGCTGTGTTGGTTCATACCACCCGGCAGTGGTATTGTCGATCAGACCACCAACCATGCTCTGTGCTTTGAGCAAGATGATCTTGTCCTTGATGCCCTCGTTCATCTGCGGCAGAGTGCTGATCGATGAGTTCTCCATGTTCATCAGTCGCACAAATCTCCACCATGGTTTGACTGGGATCTTGTCGGCAAACTTCTGGTGATAGTCACCACCGGTGCCAACTGTGAGTGACTTGATCTGTTCGCCCAGTTTTGATCGGCTCTTGAAGTCTGGCAGCAGCACACTGGTGTCATCCAAGAACAGCAACTCACACTGGAACAGGTCAGAGTTGAATGCTGCACCATACTCTGAGAACATACTGTCGGCATTGGTGCTGCGTCCACCCAGTAGGTGTGGCAAGATGTTGTCGAGCAGCAGAGTCTTGCCACTGTTGACCTCACCCAAGATGTGCAAGAACTGACAAGGTGAGAACTTTGATTGACGCTTGCCATCATTGCGAAATGCCTTGGCACTGGCACTGGTCCATCCGTAGAACACATCAAGTTGATGTGGTGAGTGGTCAAACATGTGTGTGAGTAGTTTTTTGATGGTCCCCCATTCACCCTTCCGTGGTTTGATCACTGTGGGTGAACGCATCACCAGATAGTCATATCCATTCTCTGAATGCACACCGGCACACCGTCCACTGGCACCTTGCATGATGGCATCAATTGGGTGGTGCATCTCCACTCCAGCGATGAAGGTGTCCACCGGTGACTGACCCTCACCAGTCATCTTGATGCCTCGCATCCCCACATCGATCAACTGCCTTGCCATCGATCTGCCAGACAGTGAGATCCACTTCCCACTGATCGACTCTGTGTAATACTTCCCACCATGATAATAATACAGCACATCCTTGCAAGTGGTGATCGATGCCTCAAACCCAGCCACATCCCATTTGCCCTTGGCAATCGTCATTGGGTAGTTGTCACCCTTCGGATCAAAATAGACCACACGCTGGGCAGATCTGCCATCATCCGCTGCACTCACGTTGGGCATCCTTGCCACCTGTGAGCGCACTGCCATTTGTTTGTCTGCACCATATAGACAGGCAACGGTGAAGATGGCATCCACCTCTGCCAGTGATGCTTGTCGTGCGTCAAACCAAAAGTGCAAAGACTTGCCACCGGTGTCCACCACCATCTTCAGAGGCACATACTTTGAGAGACTCATGGCAAAGGTGGAGAACTGCTGGACCACCTTGGCATCTGTGCTGTCCATCTCCAGCAGCATGTATGGTCTGCTGGCTACATTGGCATTGCACCGGGTGCTGAGTTTCTGTCCACCGTTCTTCTGATCGCGGATCCATGCACCTTCTATTGATTTGAAGGTTGACGGGTTGAGAAATTTGAATGCATCAAGTGCTGGGTGTGGGTAGAGGTTGACGATATCCTCGACCACCACCAAGGTGCCAGACTGTTTGCTGATTTCTTGGATTCCTATGATCTCATCCTGTAGGAAAAGGTTTTTGATGATGCTGCTGGTCTTGATGCCAGTCCTGTGTGGCGATGCCTCCACAATGGTGGAGAGTGGTGTGCAGTTGAGCCGGTGCAGCAGCTTCTCATCTGCGTCTGGCATGGTCACCTTGTCATCATCATCTGGCACATCAGTGGACCAGATAAGGTCAACCACACGTTGTGTGGCTGTGTGGTGGTCTGGTCTGGTGGAGTCATAGATTGACCTCAGATGCTCAAGTGTTTCTTCTTTGGATGCACCAGCGTTCTGGCATCTACGTGCTGCGGCTGGTAGTCCAGCATTGTGTCCATCTCCTGCCGGTGGCAGAGTTATATTTTCGATTTTGCTCATGGTTGGTTGTGGTTGAGATGCGGAGATTGTACTGAGAAGTATGAGTTGTCAAAACTATTTTTTGCCTTTTTTAGCCACCTCGGCAGGTCATTTCTAACACTGATTTTGGATCGAGTGAACAAAATTCTGAGGTGGTGGTCAGAATGATTTGAGAGGATTATCTGCGAGGATTCATGCAGATGAGTGCAAAAAGGTGATTTGCAGAGATTTGTGCAGATAAACAGCACCCGAAAAAAGTTGTGTTGCATGATTTGTGTTTCGTGCTGTTTTTTGCACAAATAAGAGAGAAACCTATATGTGCCAATGGTTTTTTCTTAGGGCAGCAAAATATGCCTGCCCTACCCACTGCCCCCCAAAAAGCCATTGGTGCATATGGGTTTGCGGGGATTTAGGGCAGAGGGCAGTGATTTGTACTTCTATTAGTGGAGGGTAAAAATATAGTATATATTGGGTTTTTTCATGTGTTCTTCATGTTATCTCTTTATATATGGGTACAGAAGTGCTGCCCTCTGCCCTTTTCTGTTAGATTTGGCAAAATTGCTATACATACCAATGACTTTTTGAAGGGCAGTGGGTAGGGCAGTGAAAATTCCACTGCCCTTTAGATATCTTAACTAATTTTTGACCATCTAACGGAAAATTTGAGGTGCAATGCTGGCACCGGACCAGTGGCAGAAATATACAAATTAGTGCAGAAAAAGATTGCACTTTTGTCAAAACTGATCCACTCTCACCGCAGCACCACTGTGTGACCAGACTCAAATAATTTTGGGTTGAATGGTTGAGATCTGGCACACAGGGGGCAAAAATAAAAATTGACAATGTGGGAAAATTAAGATAATACCACACCCATGGACAGATCCATTGATCACATCGCCAAACTTGAGGTTGGCATGAAAGAGGCAAGAGTGCTGGCAAGGGTCAGTGGCATCTCTGCAAGGGCGATTGCTCAAGATATGAATGACACCAGAGTCAATGTGACCAACTCACTCTATGTCCTATCTCTGAAAGGTTTTGTGGTGGCTGATAGGTCCACAGCACCTGCACGATATATTCTCACACCACTTGGCAAGGAGGCACAGAGATGCTTAGTCTGACAGACATCATCAATGCACTCACCGGCAAAGGTGTCACTCCATCATGGTTCAGATCCAGAGAGTGGGCGACAGTTGACCCTGCCATCCGCAACAGGTCGTTTTTCAGTGCTACCATCGGCAGTGCCAAGGTCCTCAACAAGATGAGGTCAATGCTCCTCGACTGGCAAGAAGGTGCCACTGAGCAGACACCCGGCGGCATTGCCTACAAAGAAGTGGGACTGGCAAAGTTCAGAGAACGTGCGGCAGAGTTTTTGATCCAAGAGGGACTTGCCAAAGAAGATGACTATGCTGACCAATCAATCAAGAATGTCATCAGCAATGCCAGACTCCAACTGATCTACAACACCAACTTGGAACAAGCAGCAACCTTTGCAGAATGGCAATCAAGAATGCGAGATCCAGAGGCACTGAACAGAAAACCAGCAGCACGATTCTTCCGCAGGTCCGGTGCCATCATCCAGCGACCAAGACACACAGCAGCAGAGGGTGAGGTGAGGAGATATGATGACTTCGCCTATTGGACGTTTCAGAATGGCAATGACATTGGTGGGTTCGATGTTCCGTGGGGTCCGTATGGGTTCAACAGCTACATGGTGCAGGAGCCGGTGAGCAGAGCAGAGGCAGAGAGACTCGGACTGGTCCAGAAGGGTGAGGTGATCCCTGTGCCAGATGTCACACGCTATGGTGTGAGTCTTGGATCCCAGTTCAACCATGGAGTGGATGCTACACTGGATGATGTCACTCCAGAGATCCGTGCAAAGGCACAGAAGGCAATTGTGGCGCGTCTTGGACCCGGTGCCATAGGATCAGACGGAAAACCCACACTGGATGCCTTAAAACAGGCAAGGGCGGCAATTGGCAAGCCATATGTGCCGGTGGCAAGACCTGTGCCAGTGCCGGTGGCAAGACCTGTGCCAGTGCCAGTGGCAAGACCTGTGCCAGTGCCAGTGGCAAGACCAGTGCCAGTGCCAGTGGCAAGACCAGTGCCAAAACCTATTGCTGTGCCTGTGGTCATTGCTCCTGTGCAAACATCAGGCACCTCACCGATGGGGTCTGTAATATCTGACAAGATTGAATTTGGTTCTATCACAGGAGATCAGCAAGAAGTCAAAAGAAAGTGGGATCGTGTGGCAAAGATCATTGATAGCATCCATGGTGATGGACCACTGCCACCAGCACCAGTGAAGCACATAGAAACTCGAGGAACAACCAATGGTGAATTTTGGGGATATAAAAATGAAATATCAACTTACAAAGTCAATCAGATCCCATTGACACTGCCACATGAGATTGGGCATTGGATAGACTACAGGGGATTCAGACAGATCCCAGAAGCAACACCACCAATGGCAAAAAGACAATTTGCATCAAATTCACCTCTGTTCAAAGTGTTCATAAAATTAGCAAAGAAAACCAACAAAATCATAGCCATCAAAAACTCTGGACTATCAGCAAAATCAAAATCATACCTCAGATCAAATCATGAGATATTTGCAAGAGCATATTCACAATGGATTGCCATTAAGTCAAAGGATCCAGAGATGATGACAGTTTTGAGAAGCAGACAAGGCAAACCAGTTGACGGCATAGAATATCCGGTCCACTGGGATGATGATGACTTTGTGCCTCTTTACAAAGAGATTGAGAACATATTCAAAAAAATACAATGGCTAAAAACTTGAAAATGATAGACAACATCTATGATGATGTTGCCCTTGGTAAATATGATTCAGTGCAAGAAGCAGTGGATGACCTCATCTATTATGGTGAGGATCCAATGGTGGCACTCAACAGCGTGTTGGCAATGGACACAGTAGATGTGATAGATTGAACATATGGCAGCAAAAAAAACAGCATTGGTCAAGAAGGCACCAGTGGGGAGGGGCAGACCCACCAAACGCAATGATGGTGTCATCAAGGCAATTCTTGATGGTCTGAGCAATGGCACACCACTCACTGTCATCTGTCGTGGTCTGAGCATTCATGACAGCATAGTGAGGGATTGGATGAACACAGACGAACAATTATCCCTTGCCATCGCACATGCGAGAGAACTTGGTTTTGATGTCATCGCAGCAGAAGCACTGAGGATTGCTGATACACCAGTTGATGCATACATTGAAAAGATTGGCAAGGATGGTGTTGAGATCACAAAACAAGATGCGCTCGGTCACAGAAAACTACAGGTGGAGACAAGACTCAAACTGTTGGCGAAGTGGGATCCCAAACGCTATGGTGACAAGCCAGAGATCATTGTGAACAACAACAACACTGCGGCTGGCAATGTCAACCTCGGTCAGCAGCAAGAAGCACAACTGGCACAACTGGTGGCAATGGCAAGAGCATCAGCCAAAAAGCAAGTCATCGATGTATGAAAATGTCACCAACAGAGTTCTGTGTGAAGGTGCTGGGAGTGATCCCATACTTCTGGCAGTGTGAGGCAATGGAGTCAGTGGCAATGGAGCAACCCAGCAGTGTGGTAGCTGCCAACGGATCCGGCAAGACAGCGCGGCTGGTGGCACCTCTGATCCTGTGGTTCCTCCATGAATATCCCCAAGGTCAATGTGTCTTCACCTCTGGATCTTGGATGCAGATTGAGAAGCAACTGATGCCAGCAGTCAAAGTCTTTTGTGGTAAGTTCCCACAATGGGAGTTCATGGCAACAGAGATCCGCACACCGTCTGGTGGTGTTGCCTTCGGGTTCAGCACAGACAATGCTGGCAGAGCAGAAGGTCACCATCCCAAGATCAGTGGTGAGGTGGATCCTGTGTTCTTGATCATCGATGAGGCAAAGACTGTGCCTGATGCCATCTTTGAAGCATTTGATCGCTGCACCAGACGCTTTGAGTTGTGGGTGTCATCCACTGGCAGCCCTCGAGGGCAGTTCTACGATTCCTTCCACAAAAACGCAGCACAATACTGGACCAGAAAGGTGCCAAGCACAGAATGTCCACACATCAGTGCAGAGAAAAGAGAGTTGGATCTGATCAAATATGGTGAGGGTCATCCACTCTACAGATCCAAACATCTGGCAGAGTTCACTGAGGATCTCGACCGTCTGGTCCTATCGGCACCGGCACTGCGGTCTGCACTCGACACCCAGCCGGTGGAGAACGAGGTTGGTGAGGTGGTGGCGTTCTGTGACTTTGCTGCTGGCAGAGATGAGAACGTGCTGTGCATCCGTAGAGGCAACAAGGCACGGATCATCAAAGCGTGGGTGGAGAAGGACACAGTGCAAGCAGCCCGGGAGTTTGTGCAGATGTTCACCGATGAGAAACTATCTGCCGGTCAGATCTGGGGTGATGCTGATGGACTTGGCACAGGGTTCATTGATCAGTTTGCTGAGATGGGATGGCACATCAACAGGTTCCATGGTGGTCAGACCAGCACAGAGAAGGATGAGTATGCCAACCTCATTGCACAGGTCTGGCATGTAGGTGCCAGAGACATTGAGAGAGGCAGGATCAACCTTGGACAACTTGACACCAAGACCTTTGAGCAGTTGACCACCAGAAAATCTGAGTGGAATGAGACAGGCAAACTCAGGTGTGAGTCAAAGGAAAAGATGGCAATCCATGGTCTAAAGTCACCAGACAGAGCAGATGCACTGCTTGGGTGCATTGTGATGGGATCAAGGATCACCGGTGCCATGGGTAGTGCGACTGTGGTCAGCACAAGCAAGTCAGCATTCAAACCCAGAGCAGTCAAAGGGTTTAATGCACTCTGATACCTTTTATATAAGATACCACACGCTTTTACTTCACACCGGAACTGGTCTGTGCTATTGGTCAACCCATGACGAAAGACGAGAAAAAAGGAGTAGTCACTCCACTGCCAGCATCATATCGCACACAGGACTTTGACCTTGCCAATGTCACACCAGAACAGGTGCGGTCAATCCTCCGCAATGTTCGCACCGGCAGACTTGAAGATCAAGACAGACTCTTCCGTCTGATGCTCGACTCATGGAGCAGATTGAGAAAGTGTTTGAATGAGGTCAGTGGAGCAGTGGCATCTCTGCCCATCCAGATCTCACCAGCAATCAGAGAAGGTGAAGAAGAAGCAACACCAGAGGCACTCAGGATCCATGAGGTGGTTGAACGTGCGCTGGAGTCATATGCACCCAGACCAGCATACTTAGAACTGGATGGCATGGGGATGATCAAGGCAATGGTGGACGCATATGCCAAGGGCATCAGTGTGGTGGAGATCCTGTGGCATGTAGAGAATGGTGTGGTGTCCCCTCGGTGCTTCTGTCCGGTCCCTGCAAAATATCTTGCATATCCCCAAGACTCAAATCAGATAGACAGACTGATGGTGTCACCTGATGGTGTGGCAATGGGTAATCTCCAAGACTTTCCAGCAGATAAATTCTTGATTGGCATCTGGCAACAAGGTGGCATTCATCCCATCCACTGCGGCAATCTCAGAGCATTGACCAAGCAGTGGCTCGGTGCCATCTATGGCATGGGTTGGTTGATGCAGTATGCACAGTTGTTTGGCATCCCATGGCGGCACATTGAGACAGACGGCAGCG